TACCTGATGTCCTTGCATTCTCCTTGTTTATCTGATAATTATAATCATAGAAATAATCATCAAAGATGTCTAACTGAGCTTGCTTCGCATATAGGTTGAAGTCCGCTGGAGTTATATATCCGTAGTTGTTCTTATTTAAAATTGAAAGAACTGTCTTTCTTACTGAGTCTATCATAATTCTTTTTGTACAAATATAAACAAAAAAAGAGAGATATAGTCATACCCCTCTTTTTGAAAAATGCAATAAAGATGGAGTTAGACTTGCTTCTCTAAATATTCTAATACTTTTATTCCTTCATCTGTTTTAAAAAATGAAAATAAAACATGAACAATATCCTCTCCGTATGGGAGATTCATTAGCTTTTTCTTATTTCCTTTGGTGTTAAACCAAAGCTCTTTACCTTTATTCCTTTGCGTTAACAGTCCCTCAGAAAGAAATAGCTGACATTGAGATTTTAAAGTCAAGTCAGAATCATTTATTAAATCTAAAAACTCTTCTGGATAGTTCTTAGCAAACACAATGATATCTCTCTTTAGCTCTGCTGTTGATATTGTTGACACATCTCTGTCTAACAAAATTCTTCCTACAACCTCCAGCTGTTCTATAGACATTTGCTTCGCTTCTATCAACGCATCTACTTGTAAGTTTATTTCATCAAGCTCATCTTGAGCTTCTTTTTTGTTATCTACAACTTCAAACTTTTTCCCGTTCATAGGATGTAAGTCTAAAAACTTTTGCAACACAGGATTGGTTCTTGTAACTCTTAAAAATCCATCTACAAAAATCACAGGCTCTACAATCGCATTACCATCTTGCTCATCCTCAAAAGGACTTTTCTGATTTCGTGCATAACGCAGAGGTCTGTTAATTCCCATTTCTTCATCGAAATACAACAAAGGTTTATGTGGGGTGCTTCTTGTTGGTATTATAAAAGATAGGGGTGCGCTGTTTCTTCTAAGGCGATAAACCTTATCTACTAAAAGTGTATTTTCCATTATATTTAAATTTTAATAAGGAGTGTCCCGAAAGACACTCCTAAAGGTATATATACAAAGATTAATCTTCAAAAATCACGAAGTTGTTAGCTCCCATTACACAAACACATCTCTCAGATAGGAAGTGTACTTCCATAGCATCAAGATCACTAGTCATAGCACCGCCAGCACCACCTGTAATCCATGTTTTATAACGTCTGTCCTCAGTTTGAGAAGAACGGTAACGAACATGAAGGAAAGGACGTTTAGCGTTTTTGCCTAAAACCTGATCGTAAACGCTAGTCGTTCCAGCAGGAACTAACAAGCCATTTACAGAACCTGCTCCAGCAGCTAGACCACCACGCATTGTTGGATCGTTTAAGTATTTCCAGTCTGTCTTGTAGAAGTCGTAACCTCTGCGGAATCCTGAGAAACCTAAGTTCAAAGCCATTTGCTCATCATTATCAAATAGACCGTAAGACGTTCCACCAGCACCGTAAGAGTTTTGAGCAGCTAACATATCATCAATTGCAAACGTCATATCTCTGTTTACAAATAATACGTTCTCCTCAATAGCTCCTTGGTTGTCAAGTTGAGCGATGATTGTATCAAAGTCCTGTAGTGTGCTAGGAATACCTCCAGCCCATACATTACCTCTAGTTTGAACAGCATCGAAAACACCTTCTGACCCTAAGAATCCAGCTGCTAAAGCTCCAGAGGCTGCGCCAGCAGGAGCAGCTTCAATCATTGCTGTCTCTAGGTAGTCATCAAAACGTAAACGAGTGTCATGCTCAGATTTTAAGTACCATAAGAATCCTGAACCGCCAGCTTCTGTGCTAACTTCAATCCATCCCATTTGCGCCATATCAGACCCTGAAACTTCATACTTGTCTTTTAGGATGATTGGTTTGTTTTCAAAGATTGTAGAATCAGATTCCATAGACCCTTGCATACCAAGTTGCCCTTTTGCAAACTCAGAACCGTAAACAAAAACAGAAACGTCAGCATTACCTACTCCTGTTCCAGCAACAACTAACCCTCCGGCTTCGTAGAAAGCAACTGTGAATGTTGTAGCCGTAGGAACAGCAGTAACGATAGCTTTGTTTACTCCTCCACCAGCATTGTTAGAAATAAGAACAGTTTGCCCTACTCTAATCCCAATGGAAATAGCTCCCAATGCTCCTGCTGTAGAAGAAATATTCTTAGCAGCAACGATACCTGCTGGATAACCATCGGGTGCGTTAAGAGCATCATTGACCTGAAATGTTGCTACTGTAGCATTAACAAGAGCCGCTGACCCTACTTGTGTGTATGAAACGTGTAGTCTACCTTGCTCTGTCCATTTGATAAGGTCAGACTCACAAGGCATTTCTGCCCCCACCATTCTAAGGAATGATGATACTGAGCGATTTCCATAACGTTCAAACTCCTTTTCGTAAGTATCAGGTAGATACTGATCTAAGAAGTCGAAGTTTTGTAAATAATTAGTTGCCACGGGAATCTGTGTTGCCGATGGCTGCAACCCGAATGTGGGTAGTGCATTAAATGTACCTGCCATTTTTTATAGTTTTAATTTTTTATGAATTTTTTTTACTTTTAATCTTTAAGCCACGGGACGATGGTGTACTCACTGACTTAATTTTCATTCCTCCCTTAGAAGTAACTTCTGGCGTTCTACGTTCACTCATGTTAACATTTTTAGTTTTTCGCATAACATCTTGTGTCGCTTCTGATTTGCCTTGCTCATAAAAGAACTCAGCAAACTTTTCAGGGTTCATTGCTACTGCTAACGCTCTGTGATATCCTACTGAATCTTTTAAAAGCCCTGTGTCATCCAAATACTTCATTACGAAGTTCATTGGATTTGAGTGCAATTTCTTTAATTCATCAGAGGATCCAGGTTTGAAAGTTACGTTTTTGTTATTTAGGTTAAACTCAAAACCTTTGAACTCACCATTAAATAACTCATCTGTCTTTTCGGTAAACCATGTTTGCCGCCTTTCATTCTCCTGTTTCTGAGTAGTCGCAGAATCTATATATTGACGATAAGCACTTAGCTCTTCTTCTTGCTGCTGAGTTAAACTGCCACTTGACTCAAGCGGTTGTTTGTAATACTCTTTCTGCGTTTCAAAGTGTTTCTTTGCTTTCGATAATACTTTTTTCTTTGCTAACTTTTTCTTTCTAATGTCAGAGTCGTCATCAATGTCTTCATCATACAGAAACTCTTCCATAAGGACATTAATATCATCACTGTCTAAACCATCTTCAGTGGCTTTGTAGTACTCTTTTAGCAAAGAATCTTCATTCATGGAGTCAAAGTCCCTGTTCAATCGAACATAGTCCTCTATACCCCTTCCTGTTTCCTTTTTATATTTCAAGTAAGCAGATACATCTTCAGGCATTTCCTGTTGTGTTTCTCTTTCAGACATTAATTCGTCAAAAGATTTTATCTCTCTGCCATATCTATTCCCTAAAAACTCAAGCACCTTATCGTCTGTTAAAGTGTTATCTTGAGTTGTTTCTTCTTGTTGCTCAACAACCTCTTCTTGTTGTTGTTCGTGTTGGTCAAGAACCTCTTGCTCTCTTTGAGCTAAAGACTTCTCTTCGTTCCCATCTACTTCTCTTACTTTAAATTCCATTATATTTAATTTTATACAAAGTTAATAAAAATATTTTATCTAGGGTTAAACTCTGCCAAATCAAAGCCATCTAAGCTGTCTTCATTAGACTCAAACTTTTGAGGAGGCAAATTGTTCTTACGTTGGTTTATTAATTTTGACTGCTCAGAGTTTTGTTGGCTAATACGATTTGACTTAGCATCTTCTCGGCTTTGCTCTCTGTTTGAAAGAGCCTGGTTAGCCATATTGTTAATTTCTTGGTTATACCTAAACTCTTGCTCCATTAACTGAGATTTAACCTGAGCTTCTATTTTCATCTTCTCAATTTCAAAAGCTATTTCGGCTTGCTTGACCTGCATCTTCATTCTCCCCTCTAGCTCAATCTTCTGTGCTGCTGTTTGTGCTGCCATCTGTTGAGATTGTAATTGCGTCTGAGCATTCATTTGTTGCTGCTGCATAGCCATCTGCTGTTCTTTATCTTGTTTAGCAACCCTCTTTACCTTCAGCAGTTGATTGGCAAGCTTTATGTTCTTGATCTCCCTTATGTCAATAGCATCCTCAAGGTTTATGTCTCCTTTAGATAATGCCATCTGTATGTTTTGCTCTAGCTGTGCCTTCTGCTCTTCATCTGGAGCAACCTCTATGAAGATTCCAAAGTCATATATGTACAAGTCAGATATCTCATTTAGTATACTTACGTTGTACTTTCCTATTTTGTTTGCAAAGTCTTCTTTGAAGTCAGCATATTCTAGTATATCTGCTATTCTACATGATATAGCTTCGGCTAGAGTTCTATATAAATAAAGACTACCATCAAGGATGTGCCTTGTAGCTGTGTTTGAGTTTAGTGCTGCTAACTTCTGAACACCTACCAAAGCATTAGGGTCAGGAGTGGATCCATCCCTAGCTTCATTTAGTCCCGTTACGTTACGTATCTGATTAAGATAGTGGTTGTAGTTTGCTAACAACATCTGTGTTTTAGATGCTCCTGAGTTTGAAGTTAGTTGCTGAATTGGAACTCTTGCATTGTTAAACTCACCATCTTGCGTGTAGCTTCTTCCTATAACAGAACCTGTCTGGAAGTATAGCCTCAACGCATCCTCTGGATTGTATGCTGCTCCTGTTCCAAGGTCAACCTCGTTCAACCCATCTGCATCTATAAATACACCATCAGGTACTACCTTAGATATTACTTGTTGTAATTTCAAGTGTGTAATCTGTATTAAGTCTGCAAAAGGTATCATTCTCCTCACTAAAGACTCAATAACCCCTTTATACATTCGTGGAGCTACAGCAACATAATTCGGCATTGCGTGTTGAGAAGATGACTTAGGTCGTACCATATTCTCTGCAAGCTCCCACTTTAGGATTATGTTAGTTCCCATAACCATGATGCCTTCGTACCAAACGTCTATTGTTTTAGATATCTTTTCAAAGTTACCCTCTTCCATCATCTCCGCAGGAGGATTGAATTGGTCATCCTTTTCTATAATCCTAGACCCTCCACCTTCTAATATCTTTTTCTTATAAACAAACTTCTTAGTAGTCTTGTAATTGAAATACAAAAGAGTACAAGTGTCTTTATAAAAAATATCACTATCATAAAACTGAGAAACATTATAATAATCATACCAGCTCTGGCTATATTGAGATATCTTCTCAAGATCTTCCTTTGTTAGAGATTGGTCGATTTTCATCAACTCAGTCATAGGAACAGTCTTAACTTCGCCCCAATAAAAGCAATCCTTAAAGTGTGGGTCTTCAGTGTAGCTATATACTACATTTGCAGGGTCAACATAAGATATCTCAACGCCAGCTCCTGGTAAGAACTCATGTTTTGTAACACTAACTCCTAATACTGTTAGGTCATAGTCGGCTCTTTTTCTTAAATCATAGTAATGGTTTTCCTCAAAGATAGTGTCAATAGCTTCCTCTTCAGCAATCTCTATAGCTGGCTTGTAGTGTAGATTCATGTATAACGCCAACTCTTCGTCATCTTTAGGGAGTTCGTCTGGAGGCATAACAAATGGGTCTACACCTGATTCTTGTTTTATGATACTCAAAATATCTTTGCTTACCATTTGCCCTTCTATCATGTCTTGGTATTTGTTCTTCTTAGCCTGAGACATAGCATCTTGAGCTTGTGCTTTAGCAACAAACAACCTATCAGACATTCCATTTACAACTATGTCAACAAACTTAGGGAGTATAGGAACAGGTGTCCAATCTAAATTTAAATAAGATAAATCTCCATCTACAGCAAGCTCATTTTTATACTTGCCTACAGATTGCTCACCACGAGCATATAGACGTAGACTATGGAACTGTTGCCATTGGTCATAGAACCTACACCCTGATCCATCCTTTTTAAACCACTCGTATTGTATGGCTTGACCTACTTGTAATCCAAACTCATCGGTAGCCTTTTGAGCATCTGAGGTGAGTTGGCTTGGGAATTTTTCTGCTGATATGTTTATTTCTACCTCTTTCATTATGTTATTATTTGGCTTGTTGTCCCTTTGTTATTGTATCTTGCAAAGTTAATACTTATTTTTGATTGTTTTTTCACAGGCGTATATAAGTGCTTCTGATTAGCCATAATAGCCAACCCTGAGCTTATCGTAGCATCGAATTTTGTTCTATTATTAATATCGAATTTTGCCCAGTCTTCTAATGTTCTAATAAAGGGCATATCCCCTATTTCATCTGAAGGTCTATTTATATTTTCTAAATCAAACCCTATATACTTCTCAATGTACGACTCTATTGCTGAGGCGTGAGCCTGCTTTACTGCTTCTGAAGAGTTTGGTATA